GCAGCATCCAGAGGATCCCAATCTAATGGGACCCCCATTTGATGGTTGTCTCCCTTTTGTTAGAGAGACAACCCCTTCAGGGTCTTTAGACCCTGATCCTACACGATCTTCTTTTTGATCGTGGAGGAGACTTTACGAGACACTTTCAGAGACACGTCTTCCCAACGAATAGGCACTGGTCGAGCTAAGGATAGGGCTCCATGAGAATGGATAACCTTAACCATAGCTTTTGCCAGTATCTTATCGTGAAATTTCGTACGCTTCTGGAGCTCCCAGAGTCGGTTTCCGCTCAAACCCTTGATCTCAGTCAGAGTACGTAAGTACAATGCCTGAGGACCACGGGATAGAGTGGCCAACTCTTGGAGATCTTCAGAAGTGAAGCTCTCAGTGTTGTGTTCTAAAACCAACACCAGTGACTCCATGGTTAAACCATCTGGGTGTATCACTAGATTCCCCTCTGGATTGTTCCGCACTAGGATGTCCATAACCCGCTTTTCAACAAGGTCTAAACCTTTATGAAAGGGGGTTGCGAACATGTAACCTAGTTTGGTTCATTCCAAAAGGGCTGCGCGAAGCCCGGTCTCACCTTTCGGCAGTTGTTTCGCCAGATTAGAAATTATCTTTCTGGGGATTATAACTACCGTCAGGAGTTGAGTTACGGCCTTCATCAAGACCTTCTTAACAAGTCGGTCTTGAAGATTGAATACTGTCTTAAACACCTCCAGGGGATAACTCCCCAGGAGAATGTTTATGGTCTCAGTTCTAAGAGCTGACCCGAAAGGGGGCTCCGCGAAACCAAGATCAGTTGATCACTTTGGCTGACTTCGAAAATATCGAAGTCATGCCGTTAGTGCCCAAGCAGTACTTAACTCACTAAAGCTCTCCTTACCTTTCGATAAGGGGAACACTTTAGGACCAAAATCGTGCACAGCTAAGTCCTGACAATCATCTCATACCAAACTTCGATCGTAAAGAACATCCCATAGATTAAAGAGACTTTCCAGTCTCCCTTCTAGGATTGTTCCGAACGGTAGAGGTGTGATATTAGAGTCCCCGGTAATATACTGGGAAGCAAATTCCAGACCTTGAGAGTGACCCATAACTGGGTAAACTCTCTTGGTCATCGAAATTCTGACGCCAAGACTTATCATGATATCTTGGTATTCTCGGGCTACCTCATCCGAGGCGATGACAACGTCATCGCCTAAGACTAGGTAGTCTAAGAAGGGTCTCTCCCCGCACCGATCAGCCGCAAGGCTAATCAGGATGTGGGTAGTGACCGCCATAGATACTCATGATGAATATATGCCTATCCCTTGTCCTACCTTGTAAGAAACCGAAAAGGTCTTCTTACCTGGTAGAGGGAAGGGATAACCTACCATTAGGTCCACCCACATCTTTACGAATTCTAGATTTCCTAGAAGACGAAAAAGAATGTAGGCCTGGACCAGAATGGGAAGGCGATCCGTTATGGCAGTTATATCTAGTGATCAAATCGGCTTACCCCTTATCAACTTAGCCCACTGGTGAACTCGTCCTTGGTTTATAGTAGCATCTGAATGTTTATATAACTTCAGATACTCTATTAACCAGGAATGGAGAGGCCGGAGGGTAAGTTGGGTCATCCAATCCGCTATAGCAATATAACGTCACTTACCTGCCCCATCACCGAAATACGCCATTTTCCGGATCTTATGATCCTGGAACCGACGTTTTCCGGCAGGGGTAATAAGCAGACCTAATATTGACCGGACAAGACCCTCACCGCCGATCGAGTTAATACAAGAGAGAGGACCAGCATAAGCTGACTCCTCTTCCTTTACTAACCCAGATCAGGCTTGAGTAAACTTTTCCAGCTTGTAGAGGTACCCCTCACGGGATACCACTGCAATTATATCGATTAGACGACCTAAAAGGGTTGGGCCATTAGGACCCGAGGCTCTGAAGGTTTTCAAATCTAATTGTTTGATACCTCAGAGACCCGAAGGTTTTATCCTAGGTAGAATCTTTACATCCCTGGTCAAGGGTTTGTAAAGAGTCTGTCACCGATTATGGAGTTCCAGTACCACACACCATACCCCCCAAAGGGAGCGTAGTGTGTGGCCCTCGTAAACTGTTTCCAGTTTATGAGGACCTGGAATGTCCATATGACGGTAAGATCGTAAAAAGGTTATAAAGAGGGTTTTCTCGCGGAGGGATCACTGACCAGTGATCACTCCAGAAAGATACCCCGGCACCTTTGAGGAACTACTTACTTTACGTCAAGTAGCCCTCTGGTCAGCCGGAGTAATCTTTCCCATCAAAAAGAAATTTTTGATGATGAGAAAATCTTCCTTTAACCAGGCAGAAAGGATCATAGGATCCCTTGTGCGAATCAGGACACCCTGCCCCACCTTAATCAATTTCAATTGATGAAGGAAGGCAGGATTCGTGGTCAAGCCTCCACAAAAGTGGTAGGCCCGATCATGAGTCGACATGACTACTTTCCGACTCTTCCCCGTAAAAGGAGGAGTGGAGAGAACATCATCTGGTTTTGCTTTCCCTGTTACCAGGTGCTTTAATGCACCAGAGAATGATTGCATCAGGCCGACGGAGGGCAGATCTAAGATAGCTGCAATATGCAAATATTGTAGAAGTTTTAGATAGGTC